GGATTCAATAAGTTCACTGTTGCTGGTGCATCTGGTAACACTAACATCGCTGGAACACTCACTGTAGAGAACACCATCACACTGAATGGTTCTACTGTTCCTAACCAAGAGTTCTTCACCATCACTAATGGTGGTCCTTCCTTCGAGGATGACGGTGTAACGGTTGACGTTCCACTGAGAACTACTTTCCAAGTTGATAGTGCAACTGGTAACCTGTTGATGAACGGTGGTAACATCAATATCTTCGGAACTGATGGAACCACACCACGTCTGACATTCAACAACTCTTCGGGTGACTTTACTACCTACGGTTCGTTCTCTGCCCTTGGCGATGGAATGTCCTCCTTCGGTGGTCCTGTCACGATGGCGGGTGACCTAACCGTCAACGGTGGTGATCTAACTGTCAACCAGAACGGCGTTGAAGTCTTTGCTGTAGATGATGATGGTTCACTGAATATCGGTGGCATCTCTAACTACTTCTCCAGCACTGGTGGACGTAAGTGGGTCGTTGTTAACAACAACCTCATCAATGCTGTTGCTAACGTTAACTACTTCGTTGACATCTCTGGAACATCACTGTTCAAACTACCTGCGAATGCTCAAATGGGCGATATGATTCGCATTATAGATATAGGTGGTATCCTTTCATACGACAAGTCTCTAGTTGTTCGTGCTCCTAATCTCGTAAGGATTCAGGGTTCGATCAGTAACACAGGAACTACTGTCACGGGTAACACTCTAGGCGAGAACTTCTCACTCACTCACGATGGTGGTGAACTGGTTGTTCAAACACCAAACGCAGCATTCGGTCTTGTTTATGCTGGCACTTCTGATGCTGATGGTGGTCCTGGAGCGAATCCCAATAAGGCAGGATGGTATCTAATGGACGTATAAAACACATGGCATTCTATCAACAGATCAAAACAGCAAAGGCAGCTGCCATCGGAACAATTATGCCATGGGTCGGGAATATTTCTGATATTCCCGATGGTTGGATCGTGTGTGATGGCACACAGGTTTCTGCCTCAGATTTTCCATTGCTTGCTAGAGCAATTGGAGACACATACAATCTATCTACGACAGTTACTCAAGGTCTGATTAATACTTTTACTAGTAATGCCTCAACAGAGTCAGGTAGAATTCCTGACACATACATCTTCTCACCTATTGATGGTAGTGGTGGCGGTGCTACTTTTGCTGTTATTGTTGCTGACGCAGGAACACAAGGTGGTGGTGCTCCTAATGGTGTTGGCGGATCAGTTACTGTTCAAAGATTGCAACAGGGTGCTAACTACGAAGTTAGTGATGTTCTAACTATCCCTTCTGGTAATTCTGGTGGTGGATCTGACATCCTAATCACTGTAGCATCAGTTGAACAAGGATCTGTCTCTACATTTGGTGGAGAGTTCCCCGACTATCAGGGAGAGATTGTTCTTCCTGCTCTAATCAACAGACCTCTGGTTGATATGGAGCAAAGTTATCTTGGACCAGGATCTCCTACTGGTAGAGTATTTGATCTAGATTCAACTGCTGTATCTGAAGTTAGTGCATTCATTGGTGTAAACTCAGACACAGGTGTTCCTACAGCATTTAACGACGTTGCTACTGACGTTGTGTTTGAACTAAACGAAAGAACTACAGCACCTGCTGGTGATAGTGGAGAGATTTCATACTACTACGGTGGTAAACTACAAGCAAATACTATTGTCACAGGATCTGGTCAGGGTAACCGTGTTATGTTCTTTGGTCCTAGAAAACTAGGAAGAGGACACATCAAAGGTCACGGTCATGGTGGTAGAATTGATACTATTGTAAAAGATCCCGAGTCACAACCAGGCGAAGGTGTCATCCCATGGTCAAACATTAACTTTAACTTTGACGCACAGGTTGATACTTCTGATAACGATATCTTCGTTACCAATGATAACGAGTTTGAACTCGAATTTAATATGAGTGATCAAGATAGAGGTAGATCTGGTTTTGGTGGTGGTATCCCAGGACGTGTTGTTGCTGGTATTAACGCAGAGAACCCACCAGTTAACTGGACACCAAAAAACGTTGCATGGACTCCTATTAAATCAGTCTTGACGCAACCACTAACACATAGAACATTCAATGAAGGTGTTGGTTTAAAGAAAGGTGCGTTGTCTGGTGGTATTGCAGGATTCAACAAAGGTCCTGGAGGAAGAGAAGCAGTAGACTATGGTCAGAATGGCGAACAGGTAACACAGTTCAGTAATGGTTTGACTAACTGGTATCCAGATCTTCTACAATATGAAGGTGATGGACAGAATGATCCCCTAGCAGATGCTTCAGCATTCAATACCTACGATACTTTTAATAGTAATGCAGGTTGGGACTTCACTAGAACAACTCAGGGTGTTGCTGCATCGAGAGACATCATTCTTGCACACACTCATGACGAGTTTGATGTAACATTTGATCTCTCTGGTCTAAGACCATTAAATAGTTTAAACGTATATGTTACTGCACCAGCAAGTAACTTGAACCTAGATAATGCAAGGAACGTTGGTGTATTCCAGATTAACTTCAACACGACTCAACCTGGAATGACTTCAGTATATGTAATCAGAGCATACTAAGATGGCAGTCAACAACAACTATACTAAGGTTAGGTCACACTATGGTGGTTACATTGGATCTATTCAGGTCCACTCGACACCGTATCTTGCAAACCTCAATGATCCTAACGGAGCAAACTTTCAAGAGTATGTTCCTGCTGGTTATTTGAAGTGCGATGGATCTGTTAGGAATGCAGCAGACTTTGTTGCACTATCACAAATCCTAGGTGTAGGTCAGAACTCTAAGTTTAGAAAGTCTAATGTAGATCTTAGAGAGGCAGATCAAGATACAGGAGATCTAGGACAGTTCCAACTACCTGATCTTGGATCTAAAGTTATCATTCCATCTAGATCAGTTGGTGACTATCTGAATACATTTGTTGGTGACACTGAAGAGACTAGAGTTGGACCTGCTGTTGAGGTTATATGTAATGAAGGAACACAGTTGACGTGTGACTTTATTGGTAACTTCCGTGGACTACCAGTAGAGACATCATATGATTTTAGATCTAGTCCTAAGTATCAATTCGAGACTACATCACAGGCAGCATTCCTGGATATTGAGAACTTCCAAGGTCATGCTCACAATGCAAACACAAACTATCTGAACTATACTACTAACCATGCTGTTGGTGGTGATGGTAAAGACGGTGGTAATGCTAGTGGTAACTCTGGAGCAGGTAATGCTCTGGAACAGAGTGAAGCAAACACCACAGCACTATCATCACACACTCATAGAATTACAAAACCAACACAGTATATCCACAACTTTCAATATCAGCACCAACCATTTGACATCCCTGCAGATAATGTCAACACGACATTGAATGTATCTGTAGAAAATATCAATAAACTAGATGCTGTAGTTACTCCCTTTATTATTGTCACATACATCATCAAAATCTAAGGGGTTGAGATATGGTTGTTCCAAGGACTCAATGTATTTCGATCATTGACGAATCATCTCCATCTAGGACTAGACACACTAACGATTGGAATAATTTTAGAGCAAACTTCCCTAACAATAGTGGAACTGGTCGTGAGTTCTGGTTGCTGCAACCAGCAGGTAGTAGATGGAGCTTTAGTGATCTAAACAGACCAAATAATTTCTTGAATGACTCTCTCGCCAATGGATCTGTTGGTGGGGGAACTTTTACTGTCAACAGAGATAATGGTAACGTCTCTCAAAGATCTGATTGGTTTGCTATTACAAATCTATCGTCACAACCGCCAGGATCGTATGTATCTGTGTGGTTGGATGTCTCTGGTTCGATGGTATACAATACTGTTCGAGCATCCTATGAGTATTTTGTTGAACGATGCACCAATGCTGGCATCAATATTATTCTTGAGACTAGTAATAGTGGTGAGAGATGGATTCCTGGTCACAATGAATTCTTCCTACCCAGTGCATCGTTCTCTACTGATCCAAACTTTCTAACCAACTTCAATGAGCAGAACAGTATAACCATTCCCTATGGTGGTTCTGCTACGTTGTCGTGGATTGTATTTGGAGACACTACTAGCGCAGAAATTAGTGGTGTTGGAGCAGTTGCTGACCCATCTGGAACTGTTACTGTAAGTCCAGCGGCAACTACAAACTATCAGTTGACTGCAGTAGGACCAGTAGGAAATAGTATTAGAGTAGTTACAGTTACAGTTCTACCACCACCGCCACCCACAGTTTCATTTACTGCAACCCCAACATCATACATCAGACCTGGACAATCAACATTGTCTTGGACAGTTCAAGGTGTCAGTATCACTGACATTGATATCAATGAGGGTATTGGTAATGTGCTACCACTCACCACATTTAATGCCAGTGGTGTTGGAACTGGTAGTATTGTTGTCAATCCAAATATCAGTCGTAATTATACTATAACAGCAAAAAATTTCGGGGGTGCTCAGGGGTCACAGACATCAAAATCAGTTCTCCT